TGATCGTCGCAGCGGGCATGGCCTCCTCGGCCATCGCGCCCGCAAGCGCCACAAGCGCGTCAAACGCCTTCTTCATTTTCTCCGGCGTCGCGTCTTTCTTGAGACCGAGCGCCGTCGCGATTGCCATCAAAACCTTCGTGGGATCCATTGCGAGACTCCTTGTTGACCTCCGCGACGGAGTCCCGACGCGGGAGAGAGTGATGGGCGTCATGCCCGGTAGAAACGGTGACGGCGTGAGGCCGAGCTCGTACAGCTCAGCGAGGCCAGCGACCTCGCCAGTCGCGCGGTCAATCGGCGCGAAGTCAACAACGACTGAGCAGAAGCGCTGCGCGCCCGACGCGATGCGCTTGGCGGCGTCGTCAGTCCACTCGACGTAGCCCCACAGCTCGCAGCCCGTCGCGCCGTCGCGCACCTCGAGCGCCTGAATCCAGCCAGCCGCGTCGATGGGCACGCCCATGTCGTGGCGCGGGTGGCCCCAGAGCACGGGCACCGGCTGCTCGCCTGCGTCGTAGAGGCGTTTGATGTCGCCGAAGACTTCGCGCGTGAATGCAAACGGCCCAGCTGGGTGGCCGTTCCACTCGCTCTCGTAGGCCATCTCAACCCACGAGCACTGAGCGTTGGCGAGCAGCGGTGCCTTCATGGTGGGCTGCGCGGCGACGTCAGCGAACGCGCCGAGCGTGGCGCGCAGCGCGAGCTTGCGTGAGCCGTCGAAGGCTGTTGCGGTAGATGCCATTATGACCTCACAAAAGACGATGCGCCGAAGCCGGGCGTCAGCATGAATCCCGATGGGATGCTGGTGATGACCTGCAAGCCCTCGTCGCGGAGTTCTTCTTCCGACAGCGTCGTGATGACGCAGCGACACTGGAATCCGGCAGGCGGCGAGATGTTCGCGAACGACGAATCATCAGCGCGCCAAACCTTGCGATTCATCGGCGCGTGCTCAGCGCGCACGCGATTGTCCTGCGCCGTGAGCCACTGCCTATACGGGCGAGCCTCGAGGACGTCGGGGTCATTCATTTGCGTCCAGCGTCCCGCGCCGTAGGCCGTGGCGACGTTGGTCCTGTAGACGTTCTCGAGGTAGCTGGCGTCCTGCGGCGCGATGCCGAGCGTGATGGTCTGGTCTTCCATCGCGCGTCGGAAGTCGCGCAGCGTGTTGCCTTCTTCGAGCGTGCGCTGTAGCTCCTCGACGGCGCGTCGCGAGATGACGTCGAGCTGCTCGTCGGTGGCCAGCGCAGCGCGACGGCGATACGCGCGCAGCACAAACTCGAGGATGTCGGGGTCACCGCCGCGCTCGCGCCAGAAGGCCACCGCTTCCGAAAATGGCATCTTCAAGAACGCGGGCCGCAAGTCGACCGCGAGCTGCCGTTGCGCGCCCTGCGGGTCGAGCTCCACGAGGCGCACGAACATCTGGCCTGCGAGGTCGGATTTCACCGACGCTTCGTAAATCAGCCGCTCAAGTTCCGGCGTGCCCTTGAACGCGGCGACGGCCTCTTCGATAGCGCTCGCGCCACCGGCCGACGCGACGGCGATGGCCTCGCGTACCGGCGTGAACGCGACGACGCCCTCAAGCGTAGTCTCCGCGGCGACGACGTACGGTCGCCCGATTACTGCCTGTACGCGCGCCTTGTCCGCGGGGTCGCTGAGAGCGAGGACGTCCGCGAAGTCGCCGACGTCATCGACAGCGCTGGCATCCCATGCGCCGAGCCCGGCGACGTCGAGAAAGGGCGCTCCGCGGACGCACCTCCGAGCGTTTCAGCGGGCGTCACGGCCTCGATCGATGGCGAGCCCGTCTCGACTGGCGGCGCGGCCTCAAAGGGCAGCGGAGAGCCCGGAGGCGCAGGCGGTAGCTGAATCTTCGCGATGTTCTCGCCGCCGTCCTCGACGCTCCACGCGGGCAAGCCCAGCGAGGCGCGGATTTCGTTGACGCGCACGCTGCCGGTGTCGATGGCGTCGCGCGTGATCGGCAGGCTGTCGTCAAAGAGCGTCTCGATGACCGGCAGCGGGATATCGGCGCGGCGCAGATTGTAGTACGCGAGCCACCTGACCACGTCGCGCGTGATTGAGCCCCACATCAGCGTCGAGTCGAGCTTGCTGTTCTCGAGCCGCACGCCGTCGCGCGTCTCCGTGCTCGAGCGCGAGCCGTTTGCGCCGCTGAGATAGAGATCGGGACTGACGCCGAGCGCGAGGAACAGCTCCTCGTTCAGCGACGCACGAAGCTCTTTCCAGACGCCCGTCGAGCCTGCGCCTGCAGGGTCGATGATCTTGATATCCGACGTGCCGCTCGTGACACCGACGCTGTCGGCCGTGAGCTGCTGTAGGTCGTCGAGGATGCGCTGCCGCTGCGCGCTATCCGACGACGCGGCCATCTGCGCGAGCACAAGTGGATTGCCGAATCGCTCAGCGCCAACCAACCAGAACGTCCAGACGTTGCGCTTGAACATCCAGTAAAAGACCGCCGCGAGGAAGTCGCCTTGGTCCATCGGCCGGCCGGGGTCCGTCCACGGCACGTGCACGAGGAACTTCGCCGGATAGTTGATCGTGTTGTACCACTGGTAGTCAAAGTCCCTGACCTCGAGTGACCAGTCCTGCGCGTACCGCAAGTTGCGCGTTTGCACTGGCACCGGCTGCGGCATCCACGCGCCGCCGCGACGCGACCACACCAGCTCGTGACACGAGATGCCCATGCCGATGGCGTCGAGGACGCGCATCAGGAACGTCTCGCGCGCCTCAAGCGACACGAGCCATTCCTTGGTCAACTGCACCAGCTCTTCAGCAGCGCCGCGCATCTCGGGCGCGACGTCGTCGGCCATGCGCACGGCGAAGCCGCGGCCAGCCACCGACGAGCGGCGCGTCGAGTACGCGCGACGCACGACGGGGTCACGGCGCATCTGCGTCGCCATGTCCGCCCAATACTCGTAATTGCCGAAGTCGAGCTCGCGCAGCGCCGTCGAGATGCGCCCCGGCGACACCGGCTGTAGCGCGCGCCCGCTGATGGCCGACAGCGACTGCGGCCTGATGACGCGACCCATCTCGGGGATGCGCGTGACCGGCCCCATCGGCTCAGGCGCAGCGGCAGCGACCGGCGCGGTCTTCTGCGTGCGTGGCTTGCGAGACGTCATCGGCTAACCCCAGTAGTTCTTGCGCCCGACGCGGGGCGCGTAGTCTGTCGTCAGGTCAGCAGACACGCGCCTGCCAGTGCTCGCGACGCCGCTGCCGACGTGCATCTCCGCGAGCAGGTCGAACGCAGCCGCGAGCGCGTCGACTTGGTCGTCGTGCGCGTCGCCCTGCCCCGTAAATCGCGCGACCTCGTCGCAGAGGTCAGGCAGCCACGCAGCGCCCTCGCGCACGAGCACGCGGCCCGCGTTCCACGCTGCTGCCAGCGGTGTGGCGCGCGCGTACTTGTCTCCGATGGCCGTCTTGACCTCGACTTGCAGCCCGACTCCTCGAGGTGGCGGCAGCGCGAGGAAGTCGAGCGCGCCGCGGTCAGCGCCGCCTGCGTAGATGCGCGACGCGGTGTGCGGCCAGCGTGCCCTAAGCATCGCGAGCTGCTGCGCGAAATCGCTCGCACGCATCTGCGCGCGCAGCACGTCGAGGACGTAGTACCGCGCGTCCTGCCCTTGTCCCGCCTTGCCCATCACCACTGCCACCGACCAGTCCGCGCTCGTCTTCGCTGAGTATGCGAGGTCGAGCCCGATGCCGCGCGTGAGCTCGCCCGGTGGCGTCGAGTACGTCGTCGGCGTTGCTGAGAAAACTGCGCCACCGCGCGCTCGAGGCTGGCCCATGTAAAGCGCTGCCCACTCGTACGGCCCGACCTCGCGCTCGCGCTGGCGCAGGAACTCACGCGGGCGCTGCGACGGCCACAGCGACTCGTCCTCGGCGGTGATCGCCGGGAGATTCACGACCTCCCAGCCGTCAGCTTCGAGCCTGCCGATGAGGTCGTCGGGATGCCAGCGTGTATGCACAACGATGCACGAGCCCGTGGGCGCGATGCGCGTGAGCGCCGTCGACCGCAGCCAGTCGGAAATCTTCTCGCGCTCGCGCCGCGACTCAGCCTCTTCGCGATTTTTGTGCGGGTCATCGACCACGACGACCTGCGCGGCATAGCCGGTGAGCGGCCCGCCGATGCCCGTCGCGAGCAGACCACCACCCTCGACCAGACGCCAGCGTCCAGCCGCGCTCGTGTCGTCGCGCAGTGACAGCCCGGCCTCGCGTGCGAGGTCGCGAATCTCTTTGCTGCGGTCGTGCGCGAAGTCGGCCGAATACGACGCGTACACCACTGGCCACGTCGGATGACGCGACAGCATCTGCACGATTCCATGCTGGATCAGCGTGGTCTTGCCGAACTGCGCCGGGACGCTCACGCACGCACGCACCGTCTCGCCACGCATCGCGCGCTCGAAGAGAGCGGCCACCGGCGCGAGGTGCTGCGGCGGCTCCCATCGCGGAGACAGCGCGTGCACGTAATCCACGAGGCTCAGCCTGCGCCGCGGGTCTTCGCGTGACGGCGACTTCTCCGCGCGCAGTCGCTCAAGCTCCTGCGCCGCTGCCGCTCGCAGCCGCGTCGACACCTGCGCCTGCCGCCGACCGCGTATCAGCTCGCGCACCGTCATCAATGCGCCTCGTCTGCGGCCTCGTCGTCGTCGGCCCTGTCATCGCCAGCAAGCCGCGCGAGCAGCACCGCGTACCACTCAGACGGCAAGCACTCGCGAGCAGCCGTCAGCACGTCGTTTGCCGCGGCCTCCTGCGCGCGGATGACGAGCTGCTGCGAGGGCGCGTACGTCTCAGGCATCGTGCGCTCAAGCAGCCATGCGCGAGCTTTCCAGTCGCTTTCCTCGCCAGCCTGCGTGGGCTTGGCTTGCAGCCGTATCTGGTCGAGCATGGACTGCTCGAATGCCGAGCGCGCGCGTGCGACAGCGCCGAAGAAATCCGCGTATGGCTCGCGTCCTGCGTCAGCCTGCGAGCGCCACTTCTCGATGCATCGCGGCGACACGCCCTCGGCTTCGAGCGCTGCCGGTAGACGCAGCCCGTTCTCGACTCGCGCGCATACCCGCTGCGTGAACGCTGGCGTGATGTGCGACGGCCTGCCGAGCGGCGCGCTCAGCTGCCGAGGCTCCTCGCCCTTCCGCTGCCGCTTGCTCATGCCATCACCATCGCAGGAATCCCGCGCATTGTAAGGGACGCACGCAATACAGGGTCGGCGCAAGCCGATTGCGCGGCAACGATAGGCGCGCATTGACGCATCATTCGCCCCTCTTGCGCGGCTTCGGTGGACGCCTGCCAGACGCAAGGTGCTCGGCCATCCACGTTTGCAGCTCGGCCTTCACCGCGACGACGCCCGCAAAGGTCTTGTAAACCGGCAGCGACTTCTCGTCTGACAGATACCGCACGGTGCGCTCGCTACAGCCGCACGTCGTCGCAATCTCTTTCCAGCCTTGCAGATCCCACGGTGTTGCCCTGCTCGCAGCCATAGCCGTCAACCTCCCGTCGTGCGGGACCAGCCCGCGCGCGCTCATTGCCCGATATAGCTCTAGCAGCCCCTCGCGTCGCATCGTGATCACGTGCCCGACTGGCACCTCGACGCCGAACGCCTGCGACGCGTACGCCGCGATATCGCTGGCAAGCGGCTCCTCGTACGGGTCAACGTCCTCCTCGCCCTTGCGCGGCCTGCCACGCACCGCGATGCGCGTCTTAGGCTTCTGCTGCCGCACGCCCTCCCCGAAGCGCGGCTGCGGATGCTGCATCGGTAGTCGGCTGCCCATGACGCCGAGCACCGACCACACGACGACCGCCCGCGCCTGCGCTGCCGACAGCCGCTCCTCGACCGGGTACGTGCGCAGCGTCCAGCCGTCCGCGAGGCACAGCGCCCACAGCCGCGACACGGGCGCGATGCGCTCGACAGCCCGCTGCGCGGCGTCCCCTTGCGATGCCCCGCTGCCGCCCCAAGACTGCGCCTCAAACCGCGACGGGTCGCTGGTCGACCGCAAGGGCGCACCGTCGATGCGCGCGGCGTCTAGCGCCCGTAGCGCGCCGAGAACGCCACCAAACGGCGGGCGGCTGCTCTCGCCGCGGTTCTCGCGCGCGATGATGGCGAGCGCGACCTTGGTGGCCTCGTGCTGCCGCTTGGCCCGCTCGCGCAGCATGGCCGGCGTCACCGTCTCGACGGGCGCAGCGTCGCGGTACGGCTGCGCATCGAGCGCGTCGACCAGCGCGACCTCGCTGACGTGGTCCTCGAGCAGCTGGCGCACGTCGACGCTAAGTCCGGACCTCTTCATGTCGCGTCGCCCTCGACTCTGGACGTTTGCGCGCGAGGTCTGGACGTTACGCGCGCAGCTCTGGACCTTTGCGGCTTCGCGACGATGACGCGCTCGAGTTCCACGACGCGCACCTCCACGCGGGGACGTTCGCGGTCGACGTGCGTCGCGACGAGCAGCGTCGTGATCTGCGAATCGTCCAGATAGAGCACGCCGTTGAGCGCGTCGAGCACCGTCTTCGCGATGTTGTCGAGATCGCGTCGCCGCTCGTCAGGCAGGTACGCCTCGACGTCGACACGGTAGCGCGCGTGCTTGCTCGGCAACCACGGCCCGCGTGGTCGCGCGGCGAGCGCGTGATAGCGCACGAGCTGCTGATACTGGCGCTGCTTTGCGGGCGTGAAGCGACGCGCGCCCACCGACGCCGCGCGCTGCCACGGAACGACCGGCCCCGGCACCGTGAACGACACGTCGAGATTACACGCCATCGAAGAGCCCCAGCTGTCTTGATGCCATGTCAGTCACTGTTGGCGCAACCGGCGCAGGCTGCGGCGCTATCGGCGCAACGGGGCGCGGCTTGCGCTTCGTGGGCTTCGCTGGCGTCTTGAGCGCGTGCGCCACCCGTCGCCGGATGATCTCGACGTACTCAGCCTCGCGCTCGATGCCGATCGCGTCCACGCCCTCTTCGATGCACGCGAGCAACGTGGTGCCGCTACCGCAGAACGGGTCGAGCACGACGCCACCGGGCGGCGTTATCAGCCGCACCAGCCAGCGCATCAGCGCGATGCTCTTCACCGTGGGATGGCTGTTCGTGCGAGCCGCCGCGCCACGGTTGCGCGGGTTATCGCCGCCCGGTGCGCCAGCGACGCGGCCCTCGTCGCGCTGCTGCGGTTCAAGCTCGGCACAGCCAGCGTCGCGCTCGGAGCGCGAGGGCTTCGCGACATAGAAGAAGCGGGACGCGCCGCCGCCGGGATCTGCGGGCCAAGTGCCGATAGCTGCAGCGCTCTTTTCGTCGTCAAACATTCCGAAGCCTTTGCCGCCGCGTTGACCTACACGCCCGGTCTTCGGCCTCGCGATGTCAGTCTGCTCATCCAGCATCGCCGCAGCCTCTTCGTCAAGCGTTACGTTCGCGGGCCAGCGACCTAGCGATGTGGTCTTCTCAAAGCGGTCGAGGGCACGCTCCTTCATCTTCTCTTCGTTGGCCTTGTGGGGGCGTTGCCATCCTTCGTGCAGTTTTGCGTCTGACTTTAAGAAACGAGACGGATTGCCCATATCCTCACCATCCGTCCCGATTCTGCACCCATCCACGTTGATCGCGCCCGTGCCATGCTTGATCACGTTCGACGCGATGGTGCCGTCGAGAGGCTTGCGCATCAGCCACCAGTCCTCAGCGGCGGGCTTGAGCGCGGTGCCCCAGCCTTGCCATTGGCGAGCGGCTTCGGTGGCTGGAGCGGTGATGGGCACTTCCTTGGGGGGCACTCCTCGCGAGTCGGTATTGGAGGCGTATGTTCCGCCCTTTTCTTCCGTTGTCTGGGCCGCGTTGCCCGTCAGCGTGCGAGTCCCGACTACTTTGCGCTCCGCTCCAGCAGCCTTGTCGATGGCTTTGCTCACGTCGAGGCTCTTCGGGAAGCCCGACCCGTACAGATGAACGACCTTGTCGCGAGGCTGCCAGCCCGCGTCCTCCCACGCCCAGCCCGTCCAGTGTGACGTGCGCGGCAACGCCCACACCAGCGCGTGACCTCCCGGCTTGATGACGCGCAAACACTCGCGCGCAATCTCTGCCATCCACGCGACCCACTCGGTGCGACCGCCCTTGTCTCGGTCCCAATCTTTGTTCATGAACGCGATTCCCGCAGGAGGGTCGGTGACGATCGCGTCCACGCTGCACGCGTCCATCGCGCGTAACGCCTCGAGGCAATCGGCGTGGATGATGCGCGGCGCTTTCATCGCGACCTCCCTCGCAGCTCGCGCTCAGCGTCCTGCGCCTCGTAGTCGGCCCGACGCTGCGCTGCTGCGCGCTCGTACTCCGCGCGCGACTCCGCGGCCTCCTCGCTCGTGCGCCCCCAGTGCGCGCGTTGCCGCGGTGTCCACGTGCGCTCCGAGGTCGCCAGCGATGGATTGCGCTCTATCTGGCAGCGGCCGCACGCGCCTGCGACGAATCCGGGGTGCCGCTTGCACTGCGGCGGTAGCTGACCGGGCATCAGTTTGACGTCCTGTCGGGCCTGATAGACAGCTCGACGGTGATCCGCTCGAGCCGCATCGGGCACCAGCGCGGCGGCGTCGTCGGCGGCTCCGTCGCAAGGTCTAGCGACGCGACGACGATGCGGTCGTCCGACACGGTGCACGCGTGCTCGATCGTCATTGAGTCGACGCCGCGGATATCGGTGCCGAGAAATGGGCACGTCGCGCACCCTTCAAAGATAATCAGCTGCATTTGCGTTGCTCCGCGCGCGCTGGCGCTCGACACCGACGATCTGATTCCCGCTGCTGTTTGAGCCGCGCTTGATGCGCGCACGCCTCGCCGCAGTATTGCAGACGCCGCACGCTGGCGTCGTACGTAAATCGCCGCCGACACGTGGCGCACTGGAGCCGCGCTGGCCCGCGTCCCTTGCGCTGGCGATGCTGCGACGCCGTGATCGACGCTCGCCGCGCGCGATACGCGCACGCAGGCCCGCAGTAGTCGCAGCGGCGCATCGCGACCGGCCGCGTGAACTGCGTGCCGCAACCGACGCACCGACGCGGCAGCTCCTCGCGATACGGCCCCGGCCAGCACGTCGCCGTCCGCGCTGGTAGCGCCGTCCTCGACTGCGGTCGCAATCCCACGGTGCGCCGTTCGCGCGCGATGCGGTCGTGATCGACGCACGCCTCCGCGCTCGCAGGCCAGTGGCGCATGACGCCGCAGCACGCGCAGCGCTCGAGCTCGACGCCCGTTGCGTCGCGTCCTGCCGGCGTCCAGTCGTGCAGCTGCGCCGTCATCGCGCACGCCTCTCGCGCGACGCCGCAGTACGCCTCTCGCGCTGCTTCGCCCAGCGTTCCATCTGCGACGTGCGCGCCGCCTCCCACGCGCACAACGGGCCGCAGAACTCGCAGCGCGTCATCGTCACCGGCCTGCGATACGTCGCCGCGCAGCGCCGACACTCGCGCGACGCCTCGCCCTCGCGATACGGCCCTGCCCAGACGCCCGACGACGGCTGCGGCCTCTTGCGCGCGTACGCCTTGCGCTTGCTGCTGCGCTGAATGCCCGCGCGTCGCGCCGACGTGCACGCATCCTCCGCGAGCGGCCAGTGCGCCATGACGCCGCAATACCGGCAGCGAGAGCGCGGCTCACCGAGGTCGCTGCGGCCCTCGTCGTGCCAGTCGTGCCCGCTCACGACCGCTGCCTCCGCTGCTGCGCGCTATTGGCTGCGCGGAGATTCTCGACGCTGCACACGCGGCAGCACGTCTGGAGACGCGGCCACCGACGAGGACGCCGGAACGACCGCTGACAGGCGCGACACGTCCGCGGCTGCTCCGCGGCGTACGGCCCATCCCACTGGCCCGCGTGCAGAGGCTGCGTCTCGTCCAGCGCGGGGGGCGTGATCTGCGTCCGCACGCACGTCGCGTGAGCCGCGGGCCAGTGGCGCAGCACCGCGCAGCGCGAGCACCGTACGCGCTCGGCACCGTCAGGCAGCTTGCCATCGGGATACCACTGGTGCGGCAGCACGTAGCCCGGCAGCGCATCGTCATCGTCGTCGTCGATCACGACCGCGCCTCCTGCCGCGCACGATACGCCGCAGCGTCGGCGCGATTGCGGTCGAGCATATTATCGCGCGCGCACATGGGGCCGCAGAACGACATGACGCGAAACCTCTTCGGGTGCCGGAACTTGCTGCCGCAGCGCTTGCACGTCGACCAGCGGTTCTTTGCGTACGGCCCGTCCCAGTGCACCGACGCGCCGTTGCCTTGCACGACCGGCTGCGGAGCCGATGTCGTCGCGTGAACGCGGTAGCGCGCGTTGCACAAATACGGGCACGCGTCGCGAGCGCCCGCCCAGTGGCCTAGCATCCCGCAGCGCGCGCATCGCAGACGCGGCTCGCCGTCCTCGCGATAGCCGTCAGCAACGAAGCAATGCGCCGTCATCGCGGGCTTTCGTGGATGCGCGCCCGCATCATCGCAGCAGCCAGCCGCGAGCGAATCTCGCGGACGTGGACGCCGCAACGGTACGCAGCCTCAACGTATAGGTGCTCGTCCAGCGCGCATCCGAGGGATATCTCGCGCGTCAAGACCAGCAGCGCCGTCGTCTGGATGGCGGCGTGGAGCTGGCCGTGGACTTCGTCGTCGTGGCACTCGACCACGTCCAGCCACGCCTGCTCGAGAGCAGAGCCAGCAGGGTCGAGCCTACGTGCAGCATCATCACTCATTGCGTCCTCCCCACCGACGACGGAGCTGCACCAGCACCGGCACCGGCACCTTCTACTCTCCGACCCCGTCGCCGCCCGTCCCCCTCGCCAGCGCCGCCCGCCTCCCCACCAACCGGGTGCGAGGGAGCCGAGCAAGACCCCCCTACCCCCCATCGACTTTGTGGTGAGATCACCACTTCGTCGGAGTCCAGTCGTCGGCGCATGGGGCGCTTCGTTTCTGGCCGGGGGGAGGTGTCTTGCTCAGCGCCTTGCACCCGTCGCCGGTCTGCTCGGTCGCCTTCGCGAAGTGGTGGAGCCCCTACGTCCACCCAGTCAACTCGCGGCTGACTGCCCGCGCCGGTCATACGATACGCCACGCCCGCTGTCAAAAACTTTTTCATGGCTGGTTGAACTCCGGTCCGTTGCCACGCACCCAGCCATTCGCCTCAAGCGCGCTGCACAGCTTTTTAGCTTGTTCAAAGGTGATGTACGTCGTGTCGTATCCGCGCTTCGCCAGTTCACGAGCCTGAGGAGGCGTACACATTCCCTTCCTGTATCTTGCGATTTGCGCGCCGATCACCTGATGCGCTTGCCGCTTCGATAGGTCCGGTGAGCCGATGCCCCACTTCGTCAAAAGCGCGCGCTGCTCGTCAGTCATTCGCACGCCGCCGTCATATTTGGGAATCGGAAGCGCACCGCCGAACTTGCTCGCAAACGGATCGACTTGTCGACTTGCGTATCGCGGCTCGGCGTAAACCTTTGCGTTGCGCCTGCGCGCCTCGTCCTCCTTGCGCCGCCGTTCCAGTTCCTGCGCCGCGCGTTCGGCTTCCTTGCTTTCGCGCTCGGCCTGCGCGTAGGCGCGTTCAAGCGACATTCCTTGATCAGACAGCTCCTGCATCCGCTCCTGCCACCGCTCAGGCAGCGGGTTCTCGCCCATCAACACCTCGACCGGGCTGCACAGCTTGTGCGTCGTGCCGACCATGCCGACGAAGTCGATCACGAGCAGGTTCTCTTTGCCCTCGTGCTTGCGTGTGCCGCGGCCGATGCACTGGGTCATCAACGCACGCGACTTCGTTGGACGTGCAAGCGCCACGCAGCTGGTGTGCGGTGAGTCGAAACCCTCCGTCAAAACCGCGCAATTTACAAGGAATTGCACTTCGCCTGCTTCATATTCGTCCAGAATCCGCTGACGCAATTCGCTGCCCGTTTCGCCATGCACAACCGCAGCTTTTGCCTTCGTGTATGCGGCCAGCACGTCAACCAGCGCCTTCGCGGTCGCGACCGTAGGCGTGAAAACAATCGTCGGACGCTTCCCGGCTTCGCGCACAAGCGGCCCAGCCATTTCGTGCAACACGCGGTCGTTGTTCATCGCTTGCTCAAGGTCGGCGGCAGTTAGGTCGCCGTTGCGCGAGCGGACGCGCGTAATGTCGAGGTGTTCGACGGCGATCTGCTGCGCGATGATGCTCGTCAGATGCCCGCGCTGGATGCCCTCGTAAATGTCCATCCGATACGCGCAGCTATCGAACAGTTCTCCAAGTCCGACCTTGTCGAGACGGTCAGGCGTCGCCGTGACCCCCAGAACTTGCGATGCGTGGAAATGATCGAGGATTTTGCGGTAGGTCGCGCTTGTTGCGTGGTGCGCTTCGTCCACGACAATCGACGTAAAATCCCACGGGTTGAAGCGTTGCAAGCGTTTCGTCATCGACAGCGTCTGCACGCTCGCGACGACGAACGGCTGCGGCATCAGCGACGACGTAGTCTGTCCCGCCATCTCAACGCCAACCTGCGCATCAGGGATCTGCCTCTTCAATCGCGCAACGGCTTGATTCACAAGCTCCTCGCGATGCGCGAGGACAAGCACACGTCCGCCGTGAAGTGCCTGTCTACGCTTCGCCCACTCGCAGAAGATGGTCGTCTTTCCGAGGCCGGTGGCGAGCACGATCAACGTGGACCGCAGCCCCTTCTCGCCGTGTTCGCGCTCGATAGCGGAGACGGCTTCCAATTGATAATCACGAAGCTTCACGGTCATCGCGCACCTCGCTTGCCGTTCCGCGCGTTAGCGCCGTCAACCCGCTGCTGGAAATCTTCGGGGCACAACCAACCAGTCGCGCCGCAGGGGTTGCAATAGACCGGATGCTCGCCGCCCGTGCCATCGCATTCCGAGCAGACCACCCACGGACGCAAGCGTTCCACCGACATTTCGGCTTGCTTGAGCGAACGGCTCAGCGACCAACCATCGAGATCGGCATGGCGCACCAGCGCGCCGTTGGTGATGTTTTTCGATGCGCGCGTGAGGGCCGCGCGATGCTGCCCTGATGCGTTCTTCGCGGCGACGATGGTCGCGACCGTCGCTTCGTATTGCCGCGTCAACAGCGTCCACTTGTAGATCAAGCATCCCGGCACCTCGCGCCCCTGATGGTCGCAGAGCACGGACGGCTTCTCGACCTTCGCGGGCTCAGCGGCGACGTCGTCCTCGAGCTCGGCGTCGTAGCCGTCGAAGCCGTCGTCGTCGGCCTCCTCGTCGGCCACCGGCTGAACAGGCGGAATCGGCTTCGCGGGCTGCTGCGCATCCTCGAAAGCCTTGTCTTTCCGAGCCTTTGCGACTGGCGAATGGCCCGTTGCGACGTGTCCTTTTTCAGTGAGCTTCTTACCGGAACCAGACTCAATCTTGGAAGTGGTAACGGTTTCCACTTCCAGATTTTCCATATTCTGAGCCTGCAATTCGCGGCGAATTGTCGCGGCGAATGGATGGGAGACGCCACAATGCGCAGCGATAGCTCGGTCACCTTTCCCCTTGGATTTTGGATGCCGTAGTGCTGCAATCACAGCCGCGCGCTTATCAGCGTTCGTTCGCGCAAGCCCGCGGTTAGCCGCGCACGCAAGCCATTGCGCGTCTTCGATCGTGCCCTCGCGGATATGCGCGTCGATAGTGCGCTGCCCTCGACGGATTGCGACGGCGTGACGGTGGAAGCCGTCGACCAGCCACAACGAGTTCCCGTCGTCCACGACGTGGATCGGCGGAAATGTCGCACCCGCCTCGGCCGCGTCAAAATACTCGTCCAGCGTGGCCTTGTCGTACAGCGCCTCGCGAATCTGCGTGCCGCCGTCAAGCCGGATGCGCGTGATGTCGACCGTGACAGCAGCCATCAGACACCTGCCTTTCGAGCGAGCAGGAAGGCGCGACGCAGCCACGCGGACGGCGTCAGGTGATCGGCGGCAGCGACCTCTTCAAGCACGACGCGCTCTTCAGGCGTCATCATCATCGAGAACCGCTCCGTGCGTGGATTCTCCACGCGCCGAGCATCTAGGACAGGATTCCGTCGGCGTGACATATTCAACTCCTTTGCGCGTAAAGCGCGCATCGAACGGGAGTCGTATGCATATCACGTTGCGCTGGTATGTCAACGCGCGAGGATAAGAAAAGGACCAGCAGCTGACGCCCTACGTCGCGGGTAGGGAGTCGCGACGGCGTCGAGCTGCTGGTCCGCGTGGTGATTACGCCGCGCACGTCATGAGGTCAATGTCACGGGGTCACTTCTGCGAATTGTGACCCCGGATAGTCACGGCAACCGCCAGAACGCGTTAGCGGTGTCGCCGCAGTCGACGCGCCGCCAGCCTAACCGCAACGCGCGCGCGAGATCGTCGCCGCTCGCAGCGCCCCAGTGCTCCGCGTCGCATCGCCCCGGCCCTCCGCGCTGGACGGCGACGAGTGCGCGAGCATAGAGCCGCTGCAAGCGCGGCGTGCCGCCCTCTGGTAGCGCGCGGATGCGGGCCTGCCGCAGCGAGGGTCGCGACGCGCGGTGCACGGCGCAGTAGCGGCGCGCCATCGATGCGACGCTCATCTCGCCTCGAGCAGCGCGCCGCTCGAGCACGTCGAGGATGGCGGGCCAGTCCTCCGCGCGCGAGCTCTCCGCGACGAGGCAGCGCGCGATGTCGGCGGCGTCGTGCGACGCGGCTGCGGGCGGGTCTTGCGCTTCCGCGACGTTGCAGGCCGAGCAGCTGCCGAAGCCGATGACGGCGAGCAGCGCGCCGAGCACGATGTCATCGAGGATGCGGGTCATAGATCCTCCGTAAGACACGGACCCACTGTGAACCAAGAGGCTCGATCATCGCGTGGATGCATATAAGTCATCATCAGTCCAGTTGTATAACCGTGGAAACGGCCAGCGGAAACTCCCATTCGAAGGCGTTTGGTAGACTCTCGAACTTCGGCGCACGTCAAGCCTGTTCGCCGCGCAATCGCGCGCACCGACGACTTGATATGCCGTGGGTCGGGTTTTTTTAGACGAAGGTTGCGGCGGTAAAGCCGTATCAAATCGTCTGCGACTTGGCGGTCATTTCCTTGCACAGCTGCGCGAACCGCCGCGTACAATTTCTCCCAACGGGGGTCTGGTTTGCTATTCACGCGTCACCTCCGCGGCCAGTGATGCGCGGGCCGCTTTCGGCATCGCGGCGAGCGCGCCACGACGGCAGCGAGATATCGTCGTCCGCGCGCGTGCTGAGCAGCGCGGCGATGGCAGCGTCACGCAGCGCGCCGACGACGAGGCGAGCAGCGAGACGCGCCTCGCGGACGTGCGCGACAGCGAGGTCGAGGAGAAGCGAGCGGCGACGGTGCGGGCTCATGGCGCGTCCTCCACGACGACGCGCGACTCGCCGGCGACGACGGGTTCCTCGACGGGCGGCTCCTCGAGGCGAGCCAACGCGGCGCGGATGCGGTCCAGCGTGTCCGGTATAGACGGCGAGGCAAGGCGCACGGCGTTGACCACGAGCTGCCCGATGTCTGCGGCGGTGATGGCAGGCTCTTCAACGGGCGCGGCCTCGACGCGCGGCGTGCGCTTGTGCGGTGGCGTGGCGACGACCTCCGCGGGCACCTTGCGCGGGCGACCTCGAGGACGGCGCGGCGGCTGCTCGACGGGCACGACGGGCGCGACTTCCACGACGACCTCGACGGGCGGCGGCGGCGCGAGCGGCACCTTGCGCGGGCGACCACGCTTGCGCTTGACGGGCTCGTCGCTGGCGATCTCGACGGGCGGTGGCGCGACGACCTTGCGCGCGCGACTCGGCGGCAGCTGCGGGCCACCGACGCGCTGTTGCTCGATGAGCGTGACGACGTAGCGCGACACCGACTCGTCGGCGGCTGCGGCGAGGTCGCGCAGGAGGTCGTGCGTGTGCACGGGCAGGCGCACGAAAAGGGCGGGCAGTTTTGAGGACGGCGTGTCAGGCATGGCCGCGACGGCTAGCAGTTGATCTAGCAGCGCGCAAGCCGACCGCGTGCTAGCGCACGAAATAAATATTTCGCACGCCACGCGAAATAATATTTGACTCGATATAGCACCGGGCTTATACGTAGGGGGTCAGCGGCGCGGTGCCGCGACGCACGGAGAGTAGAGACGACCATGACGACCACGACGACCACGACGACCTGCACCTCGGCTGACGTTTCTCGCGCTGCTGCGGCGCACCGCGCGCTGCGACAGGTCAGCGAGCTGCACGGCCTCGTGACCGAGCAGATCGACGCGGAGCGCGACGCGACGAGCGACACCGACAAGGCAATCCTCAACACGCGCATTGCCAAGACCTTCGCGCGCATCGCCGCGGCCTACCGTCGCAGCGCCGCAGCCGGTGGCCGCCGTTTCTTCATTGGCCAGCAGCCTGGCTCCGGTGATCGTGAGCGCGCCGCCGCCAATCGCGCCGACGCTGACGCCGCGCATCACCGCGAGGTCGCGCGCTTCTACCGCGGTGCGTGAATAAAGCTTGACGGTTGCTAGCGCCTACCTTATAAACATCACGTCGACGGTTAGGGACCGTCGCATTACAGAGAGCGAGGACATCATGACGACCAGCTACCAGATTACCGCGCGCGACACCGGCCACTGTCTCGGCATCTACGAGGGCGCGACGCCCGCTGATGCCGTCGAGGAGCTGCACCGCGACGCAGGCTACGCAGGCAGCGGCGAGGCTGCCGCGGCGCTCGAGATGACCGTCGAGGCGCTGCTCGCGCAGCTCGACGTGCGCGAGACTCGCGTCGCCAGCGACGACGACGTCGCGCACATCGTCGACCTCATGATCAGCGACGATTGCGCGGCGCTCATTGCCGACCGCGACGACGTCACCGAGGACAACGCGTGCCGTGAATTGCTCGCGAGCTGCACCGAGGCGGACTACGTGTCCTGCGGCTGGTCCGACCGCGCCATCATCTGGCAGCTGCGTAATGCGGCGTCGGTGTCGCAAATCGGCGGTTTCGCTACCGACGCCGACACCATCGACCGCGTGCGCGATGCCTACGTCACGCAGCTCGTCGCAGACGCCGCCAGCGAGGCCGACGTCGAGGCGATGATCGCGGACCTCGAGGTGGCGTCGTGAGCGTGCGTGACGCACTGCGCTACGGCGAGTTCCCCGCGGGATTCGGCGTGTCCATCGGCACCGCGCACGCGAACTGCGCCGCTGCGGTGACGGCTGCGCGCGAGGCATGGCGCGACGGCGGCAGCGACACCGCGTATCTGCGCGCGACGCTCGCCGCGATCACCGATGCGGAGCGCGCCCTCGGCGCAGCGTGCGCCGACGTCCGTGGGCGCTCGATGACGGAGGCCGCTCACGCCATCGCTGGCGCGTACGAGCTGCGCGCGCATGAGCGCCAGTGCCGCGCCGACATCGCGGAGGCGTGTCGCCTGCGCGCTCGAGCAGCCATCGGCCCCGAGGTCTGCGCGCAGGTCGATGCCATCCACGAGGCGACGCGCCAGCGCATCGACGCGGCGCGCGACGCGTACCTCGCAGGCGGCGAGCAGCGCACGTACCGCGAGACGCTGCTTCGCGAGCACCGAGAGGCACAGCGCGAACTCGACGTCGTCCTCGCGGCGCACGGTGACGGCGCGTGGGCGGCAGCCGATCAGCGGCGGCTTGACGCGCATCTGAGTCGCGCCAGCGAGGACTACCGGCAGCGCTACATCGCAGAGCGCGACGCACGGCGCGCTGCGGGCGAGCGCTACTAGGCCGAAACCGCGCGCTCCACGCGAGCGCCGGTCGCGACGTGACGCGTCGCCTGACGAGGCCGTCAGACCACCACAGCGAGGACACCATGAGCACCACGAACACGACGACGATGACGACGATGATGGAGAGCACGATGGGCGACATGGGGCTGCGTGCGATTCGCGCTTACCGCTGCGGCGTGAGCGCCATGCCCGAGGTGGCGTGGATCGTGGACGTCGTCACCGAGACGTCGATCACGGGCAGCGGCACCGGCGCGACCTTCGAGGCGGCGTTGGCCTCCGCGGTCGAGAGCACCCGCCAGTCCGCGGGCCAGATCTTCTACATCGTGCAGCGCGACGGGGCGCTGTGATGCGCGCGCCGGGTAACCCGCACGGCGGGCTCGTCGCCGCGCTTGTCGCCGTCTGCGAGGGCTGCGCGTGCCCCGCGTGCCGCCAGCTGCGGCGGCGCATCGCTGCGGCTGGGAGGCCGTCGTGATGTCGAAGTACTGGGTGCGCGTGCGCGCGGAGTACGTCGTGCCCGTGCTCGCGACGTCGCGCGAGGATGCGTTGCAACTGGACGAGGGCGACCTCGTGGACGAGCTGACGCCCGAGTCGCTGTACTCGTGCGAGATCATCGGCGCGGTCGCTGACAGCGAGCGGCACGTCTGGCCGACGAGCGCCGCGGCCCTCGACGTCGAGGAGGTCGGCATCGCCGCGCGCGACGACGCGGACCTGAGCGCCGCCATGCTCGAGGTGGGCGAGCGTATCCGCGCGCAGTTCCGCGGCGTCAGCATGAGCGGCGACGAGTTGCGGTCGCTGGTGAGTCGTGCTATCGCCGCGATGAGCCAGCAGGTCGCGGAGTCGGTACTGGGAGCCGACGCTGATGACCGGTGGGCGCGCCTGCCGCGACTGGCAGAGCGCATTCGATTGAGCGCTGACAGCAGCGCTCGTGCCTATACGAAATGGAGGACGCAATCATGAGTGAAATCAAGGTCGCTGGTCTGGATATGGTGTCGTCGTTGGCTGACGTGCTGCGGCTCGCGGAGACGCTTGCCGCGGCAAAGGGCGGGTTCATCCCCGATCATTTCCGCACTCCCGCGCAGGTCGCCGCCGTCATCCTCGCAGGCCGCGAGTTGGGCGTCGGCCCGATGGCGTCGCTGCGGTCGTTCTACTTGGTCAACGGCAAGCTCGGAATGGACGCCAGCTTCGTGTCGGGCCGGATGCTCGCGCACGGCATCGGCCTCGAGTGGCTCAGCGACACCGACGAGTGCGCCAGCGTGCGATTGACGCGCCCGAACTGCGCGCCGTACACGAGCACCTTTACGCGCGCCGACGCCGAGCGTGCGGGCCTCTGGGGCTCCGCGACGTGGCGCAAGTACCCGCGCGCCATGCTGCGTGCACGCGCGATTACTGCGGGTGCGCGTGCCTACGCCGCCGACGCGTTTAGCGGCAGCGTCTACACGCGCGAGGAGTTGAGCGCGCCGCAGCACGACGAGGAGCCGCGCGTCGAGCACGTCGCCGTCGTGGAGGGCGTGCCCGCGACACCGACGCTCGAGGACGGCGCAGAGCGCATCGTCGCGGCGCTCGACGTGGCGAGCACCGACGTCGAGCTCGCGCAGCTGCGGGCCGAGCTGGTCGCGCCTGCGTGGGCGTCGCTGAGCGCGGCGGGGCGCGAGCGCGTGAGCGCGGCGGGCAAGGCTGCGAAGGCGCGCATCGACGAGAGCAAGAGCGCGATCATCGCGCGGATGAACGCAGACCGCGAGAGCGGCGAGGAGAGCACATGAGCAGCGACCTGAATACGATTTCCGTGACCGGCCGGTGTACGCGTGACGCGGAGGTGCGTGACACGAAGAACGGTGACCGCGTGTGCAACGTCGCGATTGCCGTCAACGGCTTCAAGAAGGACGAGCCGCCCGTCTACTTTGACCTCGTGATCTGGGGCAAAAAGTCGGGCGTTGCGCCCTACTTGAAGAAGGGCACGCCGGTCGGCGTCACGGGCCGTTTCAGCTTGCGTCAGTTTGAGAAGCGCGACGGCACGCGCGGCGCTGCGCCTGAGATCACGGTCACGGAAATTGCGCTCGTCGGCGGCAAGCGCGAGGCCAGCGACGGCCCCATCGTGGAGCGGCGCGGGAAGCCTGCGGCGAGCAACTGGGACAGCGGCGGCGACGATGACCTGCCGTTCTGACGAAATACGGCAATGAAAGCTACTAAACGCGACCCGCGCGACATGGATTTCATGGAGCGACACAGACTTGGAATCATTCTTACGGAGAATGATCGCTTCAATGCCGGTCTTCCGATGAACGAAGTCGGAACATCAATCGTTGCCGGTTTGGTCACTATTACTCACAAAGGGAAAATCATGTCCGATAAATCCGAGAAACAGGTTTCCATCCGCCTCCCCGAGTCCGCCCTGGCGCGCGCGGAGGCGCTCGTCGGCGTGCTCGCCGCGCTGCCCGAATACGCGGCGTTCCGCATTGAACGCGCCGTCGTCCTGCGCATCGCCGTCCTGCGCGGCCTCGCCGAGCTCGAACGCGAGCATCATCGGAATATGACGGAATGACGGCGGCAACGATGACCTGCCGTTTTGACGACGCCGAGCAGCTTGCGCTGGCGCAGCAGCACAACGCTGCGCTGGCGCGGACGCTGTACGCGGCAACCGTCGAGCGCGACGCACTGCGCGCGGAGCTTGAGGCCGCACGCGCTGCGCTGGGAGCGGCGTGGTGCGGCGGCACGCTCGCAGAGGGCATCACGCGGAAGTGCGCATGGTTGGAAAGCTTGATCAATGATGTAGAGAAATTGCAATAACAACACGAGTCGAATTAGGAGACGCACATGGAACAGTGGAAGCCCGGTAATTACGGTTGGCTGTCGACGTCGGTTCTTGAAAACACCTCCCTTACGGCATACGACAAAATCGTCTTGACGTTCGTGCGGACGTTTTCAGAAATACAGCGAAAGAAGCCAATTGGCGACGCGCAGCAGAATCGCATCGTTGAACTTCCTCCCTCGAGCATCACGTCGCAGATGTGCGGGCTTCCCGAGACGACGACGCACGATGCCCTGCATCGGCTTGCACACCAAGGGTTCGTGAAACTTCATGAAAAGCTGTCGCGTCGCCGTCGCGTGGAAATCTTGCCCGTGGCGCTTGTCGCGCCGTCGCTTCGGTTCGATTGGATGATCTGCTCACGCCACGATATCAAGCCGGTTGATCGCATCGTCTTGATGGATGTTTGTGAATGGGCGAGTAGCGATCGCAATCCCACACCGGGGCGCGACTCTCGAAACGTGCACAGCATTGCAGCGCGTTGCGGAATTGACGTTCGTTCCGTACAGGTTGCGATTTTGCATTTGTCTCGTGATGGGTTTATCCGACTCCAATTGACCAACCATTTCGAAGCCCGCATCCCGTGCGAGCCTATGGCTGAGCGTACTGTCGCGCCGCCGCAGGCTCCGAAGCTGTTTCAGCCGCCTCCTGATTTGCTGGACGAAGATGCGCCAGAGCTTCAGCTGTCGTTGGACACGACGAAGCGCCCGCAAGATGCGACGGCCTCGACGCGCGAGAAGCAACTCGAGCAACGTGTCGCAGAACTTGAGCAGCAACTTGCGGCGAAAGCGCGCATCCAGCAGCTCGCGCGTCGCGTCGCAGAGCTTGAGCAACAGCTTGCGTCGGAAGAGCAGCCATGAGCGACGACGATATCCACTCATGCGGGCCAACGTGCAGCCGCGAGGCGTGCGCGAAAGCGCGGCAGGACGCGCACGCGCTAATCGTCAAGCACGGCACCCATAGCGGCGCGGTCTACGAGACGCTGTACGCGGTGCAGCACGGCGACCTCGACCTCGAGGAAGCGTCGCGCGTCATCGACGCCATCTGCGACGCGCGCGTGGGAGGCATGGCTGCGGACCAAGCGCTCGTCGTGCGCGCCATGCGCGACGGGCGCTCGACCATTCACTGGCGCGCGGACGAGACGGCGGCGACGGCGCTTATCCGCGAGCGCGACTTGCTGGCGGTAAAGGTCGAGGAGCTGCACGCGCGGATGCGACTCGTAGAGGCTGTTACGCAGCGCGGACCGCGCTACGTCGATATGCACCTTGAGGCTACCGCTGACAGCGTGATCGACGAGGTTCGTGCTGCGCTGCGTGGTGATGGTCTGTGACGTCCGCTGACGTGCGCCGCGTCGCGATCGGCGTGCTCGCCGTCGCGCTGCGCGAGCAGAAGGCCCGCGTCGCTGCACTGCGCGCCGAGCACGGGCGCACGTCGCGGCAGGCTAAACAGGCCGTGCTGCGGCTCGATGAAATGCGCGAGGCGTACGAAGCGCAGAGCGGCGAGCAGTCCACCGAGCGCACGGCGAGGATGCTGCTGGGCGAACTCGTGCGCGCGATCGATAGCGGCGAGGACACCGCGAGTACGCTGTGGATTGCGCGCGATTACCTTGGAAGGGAGCAGCCTAATGACCGAGCGTGACCAGATTGCCGAACTCATCCAGCAGCTTGGCCTCGTGCGCGCAGAGCTGCGTCGCTGCGAAGTGCAGCGCGACGACACGGCGACGACGCTGCGCCGCGTGCAGGCCGAGCTGCGGCAGGCGCTCGACGGGCGCGAGCGGGAGTATCACCGCGCCGAGGAAGCGCTCGAGCAGGCCGCAGCGCTGCGCGACCAGTTGGCGAAGCTGTCGCCCTGACGGAAAACGAAATGCCCCGCGCCTCCAGCCCGAAGGCCGGAAGCGCGGGGCACACGGGCGCGGCGAGGAGGCTACCGACGCCGAGGGGAGACTAGAGCGCGGCGATGGTGATGAGCATCGAGCCTGCGAGTGTGCGTGCTGGCGTGGCGTCCGTGGTGATCACGACGCTAGCGAGCCACGACTCGCCGACGCGCCCGCCTGAGAGCCACACCGTCGCCGTCGAGCCGCTGTTGCTGGGCGCGCGTGCGCCGGTGCCGATCGCGAGGTCGCTGCCTGTCGCCGCGCCCTCAGTGGTTCGCGTGACCGTCCACGTCGCGGAGGCGATGGCCTCGCCGCTGGCAAGCTCGAACACGAGCGAGTAGTCGAGCACGTCGTCAGAGAACTTCGTCGTCATGCGGCCCTCGTCGTGATGCGGCTGGGCCGCGCTGTGGTGGCGATGCGGGTAGGTGCCGGCACGTCTGCTGCGCGAGGCTGCGCGGGCACCTCGTCGGCGCGGACCTCGATGATGGCGTCCATGATGCGCGGCGGCGACGGTACGCGGCGCGTGCGCTCAGCACTGGGCACGAAGGGCACGTTGGACGCCAGCAGCTCGAGCGCGCCCAGCGTGACGCCGACCTCGCCGCGCGTCGTCTGCTGAGCGGTCGCCGTCGCGGTGAGCGTGCCGAGCACTACGTCGAGCGTGCCGATCGGGTCGACGCGTGCCGTAGACGCTACCGTCAGATCGCCAAGCGTGACGTCGGCCGTTGCCGCCACGAGGACGCCGCCTGCTGCGCTCGCAGTCGCGGCCCCGAGCGTCGCAGTGGCCGCTCCGTCCACGCGGACTGTAGCGGCGCTGGCGAGCGTGGCAGCGCCGAGCGTGACGGTCAGCGCGCCAGCGACGCGCACGGCAGCGGCGCTGCTGACGGTCAGCGTGCCGAGCGTGACGGTCAGTGTGCCCGTCGCACTTGGCGTTGCGACGGTGCCCGTGCTCGAGACGGTCGCCGCGCCCAGCGTCGCGGTCAGGTCGCCGTCGACCAGCACCGTACCGGCCGACGACGACGTCAGCGCGTCGAGCGTGATCGATGCATCGCCATCGACGCGGACGGTGCCGTCAGCGCTCGACGTGAGCGCGCCGAGCGTCGTCGTCAGCGTGCCGGTGATTCCGGGTGCAGCGTCCCCGAGGCCGAAGACCTCGATGCTACCAAGGAGGCCGACGAGGCTGCGGTCGAGTGACGTCGCCATCGTCTACCTCCGCTCAGCCGTTGACGACTTGGAAGTCCACGTCGGGCAAACCCGACGACGTGCTGTCGGCCGCGACCATCACGTAAAACGCGGAGTCCTCATAGACCTGCAACAGCGCGCCGACGTCAATCACTGACTGACGATCGAGGCCGTTGGCGATAGGCACGCGGCCCTCCGCGAGACGCCGCAGCACCATCACGTTGAAGGTACCGACAGTCGCCGTGCTGCCCTGCACGTTGGTGATGAGTTGTACGCCGGAGTCGCCGCTTTGCAGCGGCAGCTGCCAGCAGCGGCCGACCGTCTGTGCAGCACCGATGCCGACAGCGCCAGTCGTGCGAGAGCCGGTGCCGCCTTGGTTGGTGTAGGTGACGTTGACGGCTTGGTTGCCTGTCGCCGCCGTTACTTGCTCACACCAAATCTCGAGGCCCGCGTAGTTGGTACCGGGCACTCGGCCGGAAAACGAGGGTTGTGCCGTGAGCGCGGTGTTCGCGTTGAACGCATACGCGCCCGAAAGGAACAAGCGGTCGAACACCGCGATACGGCACGCGACGGTGCTGCCGAATGAAACGCGCCCAAGATATCCCGACGCGCCGCCGCCAAATGCGTTGATGAGCGGGTAACCCGCAGTCGCGTCAGTCGGCACGACACCGGCCGCCGTCGACGTGCCCGCAAGCACGCCCGCGCCGGGCTGGCCTGCAAGGTCGATGAGCGAAAACCAGCCGTTGGCGACCGTCGTACGCGTGGCCGTCTTGTTCCAGCGCACGCGCTGTTTGGTCGCGCCGATGAGGCCGTCGAGAGTCGTGATCGCCATGGTCTAGCCCTCGCTCGCGGGAATGGGGTCGTCTTCGCTCTCGCTGGGCCAGCCAATGCCCGAGTTGTCGTGGCCGCGCCCCTCGCAGAGCGCGCATTGCGTCTCCGCAGGATGCTGACCCGTGCCGTGGCAGTCGGCGCAGCGCATCAGGAATTTGCGTCGGTGAGCGTGAAGGTCGTGATCGACACGGCCTGACCGCTGGCGATGCTGGTATTGTCTAGCGTCATATCACCGCCGCCACCCGTCGCGGTTACGGTTCCTTGGATACCGCACGTCGTGCCATCGCTCGCGTACACGCGAAAGTGCGCGGCGGTGCCGGTGTTGTCGGCGGTGAGGTCTTCCCAAGTCCCGCTCTTCGACTTGCTGCCGCTCGATGCCGCAGCCATCCAGTCCGTGGGCAGATTCAGCGTCGCGAGCACGGTGCCGCTGTCAGCGGTCGCGCAGTTGGCGGGCGCAGCGCCGGTGCGGATCTTGAGCACGGCACTGGTGCCGATAGACGTCTCGATAGCGTCGAGGCGCGCGTTGCGAACTGCGACAGAAAGTTGGACAGCCATGATGAATCCTCCTCAGATTTTCCAGCGCTCGCGCAATGCGCGCATAACCAAACCGCCCGAGTCGACCTTACCAGCGCTCAGGTGCGCGTGCTCGAGGTGCCCCGCGAAAGTGCTCTGCACACCGGGCGTCATCACCTGCGGCTCAGTTCCGGCGCACGCGCGCGGGATGCCGTAGTCGGCGCTGAGCTGCTCCGCGAGCGCGATGATGGACGCGTACTGCGGCGGCAAGAAATCGAGGCCTGCGACGTGCCTCCCGTGCACGCGACACGCGATACGCGGGCGTGGGCGCGCTGGCGATGCGGGCTGCGTGCCCTTGCTAACGATCTCGACGCCGATGGTCCATTCGTTGGCGAGGCCCGCGTGGTACGTGACCGTCGACACGGGGTCCGCGCACTGGACGACGCGGCCATCCGGGTCGATCACGTAATGCACCGACAGCTTGCGATTGCGCAGCGTCGTGCACACGGCCTCCGCAGGACGCTCGCCCGCGGTCCAGTGCCAGACCACCGCGCGCGGTGGGCGCTTGCGACGGCGGCAGCCCTCGCCCGGCGGCTCCCACCAGCAGCGCGGCGTCAGCGTGCGCCCATCGACCGGATCGAACGTCGTCATCGTTTCGCCCTCTCGTCTAGCCAGCCGACCACGGCCGTCGCGCGCGACCACACGCGAGACGCGCAGCCGTCGTGCCCGAGTGTGTATAGCGCGCCGCGCAGCATCAGCGCGTGCTCGAGGACCAGCGTGCTCGCCAGCCTCACCAGCTGCTGCCTCACGACGCCGTCCAGAAGCGCCGTGCGGCATCCTCAAGCTCGCGCATCAGCTCCTGCTCGCGCGCCCGCGCCACGTCGGCCTTACGTGCCCGCACGAGCGCCACAGCAGCCCGCAGGAGCGCGTCACGCGCCTCGTCCAGCGTAGGACGCGGGTCACTCATCAGACGCGCCGAAACGGGCTGCTATGCGCGCGGCTGCGGCTGCGTCCTGCGCGGCGACGTCGTCCTCGATGTCCACGACGCGCCGGATAGCGTCGACGATCTGCGTCCGCGTGCGGCCCGTCTGCGAGAGACGAGCGGCGACCCCGAGCGCCGCGTGCAGAATGGCGGCGACGTCGCGCGGATGACCAGCTGGCAGCGCGAAGGTGGCGCTCTGCGACACGCTCGACAGCGACGCAAGGATTTCACTCAGCGACATCGGCGCCTCCTGCGAGCACAGCCACGGACAACAGCATCGCCGGTGGCGCGGGCACGTCGAGCGCCAGCGCACGGCCCGTCTCGGCCCACGCCTGCCACGCCACGACGACGCGCGCGGCGATGCGCGCCCACCGCGCCGGGTCGTCCACGTCGCCAGCGGCCGCGAGGACGAGCACGTCCACGTATGCGTCGTGCGCGAGGCGCAGCGCGTCGTATGCGAGCACAGCGGACTCGTAGCGCTCGCGCACGACCTCGACGCCCTGCTCCGCGACCTCGCGCGTCGGCGCGGCATCGATGGCCTCGTGCAGCGCGCGCTCGCGATGCTCGAGCAGCTCTGCGCCCGCGGCCGTGATCGCCTCGCCAGTCGCGTCGGCGACGCCCGCGTGCACCTGGAGCGCCGACGCACCGCAGCCGCCCGACAGGCACGCCGCGAGCGTCAGGCCCGCCATCGCGAGCAGCCACGCGAAGCCTGCGACGATGCCAGCCTTGCGCTGAAACTCAGCGCTCCGCAGCGTGGCTGTCATGGCGCGTCCCCGCTCGGCGGCTGACGCCACGACTGGAGCGTCGCGGCGATGGCGACAGCGGCGACGGCGAGCAGCTCGCGCACGAGCGTCGGCGTCGATGCAGGTAGCACCGGCAGCACCGCAGTGAGCACTAGCGACAGCGACGCCAGCCAGCCACCGACCATCGGCAGCGTCACCGCGATTGCGGGCTTCTTCTTCTTCGGGCTCATTCTCCGCTGCCTTTCTGCGCGGCCATCCACGCGGCCACCGTGTTCGCCTGATCACGTTCACGCTCGGCTTGCGCGAGCTGCTGCTTCAATTCGAAGATGCGTGCGTCGCGCTCAGCCTTCTCGACGGTGAGCTTCGCATACGACTTGGCCTGAGCGGCGATGCGCTCCTCGTACTCGCGGCGCTCCTCGTCGCAATCCGCGCGCTCACGCACGAGTTCGGCGCGCAAGTAATCGACTTCCTTCGACGCCGATCGCGACTGGCCGTCCAGCCGACGCACGAGGCCGCGCACGATGACGAGCGCCGATGGTGTCGCGGCCAATGCTGCGATGAGCTGCCAAATCATCATCGCAACACCTCGTCGTCATAGCGCCGCCTGCACGGGCACGTCGAGATAGCCCGCCATGCGCGCCAGCGAGACGCCGCGTCATTTCAGAGGACTCCCGGTCCGTTGGACCGATACCACTTCAACGTGCCGCCCGGCGTGCTGATGACGCGGAAATAGCGCTGCTGCGGCGTCACGCGAACTCGCACCTGCACGCTCGCAGGGAACGGCCCGAAGCACGTCGCGGTGCTGACGACCGGCGTAGTGATCGTGCTGGTGCCGTCCTTTGAGAACACAATGAAAAACTCGGCCGTCGCGCAGAACGTCACGAACTGCGGCCCGAGTGCGTTCGTCGCGCCGGTGACGCCAGTGTCCTGCGCGGCCGTCGCCGTTGCAGCGGTCATCGTGACCTGCGAAATCGCGTCCTGTTCAGGCGGCAGGACGTCGGCGTCTTCACGGAGAATGGTATCGCTCATGGTCTGCTCTCCTCGCGCGCGTGGCGCTCAATACTCGACGGCCGCGACGGTCGCGACGTAGAAGGTGCCGGCGCCTGCGCTGCGCCGAATGTCGATCGTCAGCGTCTTTGACACGCTCGTCAGCAGCGCGCCGCTAGGCCAGCCCGTGGCCTGCGTCAGATCCTCGCAGAGAATGTCGGCAGCGAAGTCGCCGGTCACCCATGACCAGCCGGTGCCCGGTGTCGTTGCAGCGATGGTGATCGTGGACGTCGTCGCGTTGTTTGTGACGCGAATCTCGCCGCTCGTCGCGCCATCGCTGGCGCTGACGTAGACCGCGAAACGCACGTTGCCGGTCGTGTCGGTGCGATAGACCTTGCGCGCCAAAATCGGCACCTCAAGCAAAATGCTCGCGAAGGTTCCGCTCGTCGTCGACCACGCGTCCGTCGTCGTGCGCGGTCGCGCGATGTTGAAATACTGGCGACGCTGCGGGCTTGCGAGCGCCAGCGCGACACCGACGATTGACGAGTAATCGCGCGCCTCGATGGGCTCGCGCACCTGTAGCGTCGTGAGCTCGACGCCGAGGTCTGCCGCGTCACCGTCGAGCGTAATGCGCGGAGCCTCAAAGCACGTCACGCCGAGCACCGTGACCGTCGCGCTCGATGCCGCGTTGGTCAGCGTGAAGTTGATGGTCTGGAGGCTGGCGCTCTTCGCGCTCAAATCTTCCTGATACACGAGCAGCGTGCCCGAGTCCGCGATGATGTAGTTCTGCGTGGCGCTCGACGTGTCCTTGAACTCAAGCACTGCATTACCGCTTAGCCACAAGTGCCATGTGCGGCGCACCGCGCGCCCCGGTGGCGTGACGCGAAAATACCACGTCGCGGTCGAGCCCGCGGCAATCGCGAAGTTTGGCGCGAACGCAGGCACGAGCACTTCGCCGTTTCCGCCGCACCAGTTGGCCAGTTCGCCCGCGTCAAGCCACGTCCTCGCGCGTACAGCCTGCCCCGTGACGACGTCGGCTTCTGCGATGATGGTGCGCGCTGCGGGTACGGTCGCGGTCATAGCGGCACCTGCTCTGCGGCGTATGCCTGCGTGGCGTACACGCTCAACGTGGACACTGCCTTCGCCCAGACCTCGACGGTCACGAGCACCGCAGCGACGCTTGACGGCGACGTGCCTGACAGCCCATTCACGATGGCGTAATTCACAAACTCCGCGTCGAGCGTGACGTAGCCGTCAATGCGCCAGAGGTTGGTCGCGTTGTTGAAGGCCGCCGTCTCAAGCACGTTCGCTGGCGCGGTCGTGAGTCCCATTTGCTCGTTCGCGGTGCCCGCGATGCACACGCCGATGCGGAGGTACGCGCTCGCGGTCGATCGGCCGCCAACAGCGAGACGCACGGTGTACGGTCTGCCATCAGCGCCGACGAGCAACGGGAACGGCCCGAAGCTCACGAGCCGCCCCCAGACGCTTGAGCCCTTGCTGTTGCCGATGCCGCCAGTGGTCGTGCTTTCAGCGGCCCAGCAGACCAGCGTGCGCGAGCGCTCGTCCGCGGTGTGATTCCAGTTGTTCGCGATGCTGCGCCACGTAGACGTGCGGACGGGTTGCGCCTCGTAATCCGCGAGCGTCGTGGAAATGCCGCGTATCAAACCTCGCGGCGAGATGCCCGTGCTCGCGAGCGTCAGCGCGCCGAGAGTCGAGTTGACGACGCCGACGCGCGCGTTCGCGAGCCCATACGTAACCTCGAGCAGCTCGAGGGTGTAGTCGCGAGTCTCTCCGAACTCCGTCGGCAGCAGCTCGAGCAGATATCCGGTGTAGTCGGCCATGACGTATCAGAGCGGCTGCACACCGTTTGCAAACGGAACGATGAAATAGACCGCG